GGGGGGTGCTCTGGGACCTCGCAGTCGCACAACACGACTGGCGAAATTACCATGGTGATCATCACGTTTAAGTTTGATGAAACCAAGTGGCAGCCCGTGTTTACCCTGACGGGGCTGCAATCCGCAGCCAAGATAGACCTAATATTCCCATCTGAAAGAATAGCCTCCAGCAGCGTAATCTCCGCGAACTGCTATTCAGACGCGGCACACACAACGCCAAGTGTGACCGGAGAGTACATTAAGATCATCATGGATGGCTCTGGCGCAGTGGGAGACTATACCGAGTGGAACCTTTCAGACTGGAAGAGAGATCCCCTTTTCTTCCTTCCGTTTTACACCACGGATACGGGGGTGCTGGGCTCGCTAGGCATTAGCGACGTGAAGCTCTTTGTCGGGGATGCTGGCGGCTCTCCTGCGATTTACCCTGGCTTTTATGCTTGGGAGCAGATGGTCGCCACTGGCAGCATGAGGACTGAGGACAACGTTGCTGTCCCGGTTGACTGGGCCTACAAGGGGAATCCTGTCAGAATTGACAAGGGAACAAGGATTAAGACCCGGGGCCTTGTCTCTACGGTTCAGTCTAGAGGCCCTGGCGTTATGGCGGACCTTTTGAATCCCAACTGGGACTTTGGGCTGTTTAACACCCTTGCGTCGGCAGACCTCAAGGGCTGGACTTCTCAGGTCATTGACTACACGGGCGCAGGAGACAGCACGATAACTGAGCCAGAGTCCATTGTTGAAATCAGAAACAAGACGGGAATTAGAACAAGGGTTATGCCCTCTGGCGGAACCCTGACAACAAGGACTTTTAGCAGCACAGGGGCCTCTGGGACTGCCGTTCCGACATGGGCCAACACAAGCGCCGCAGGCAACCAGGGCAACTTCCTTATCGACGATGAAGAGGTTAGCGAAATTGTTACGTCAGACAGCGTAAAGGGAGACCAAGTCGCCTATATGCTCTTTGGCCACATCCAGAACCGGGCCCAGGCTTTTGGCCTGGGCTCTGTACGGGTGCTGTTCCGCGCACTTGGGTTCTTGAGAAGGACGGGGAAGTAAGATGCCAAACGTAATCAACTTTCACCTGCCAGAGCCGTCGCCAGCGGAGGTAAAAAACAACGGCCTCCAAAAAGATGACAGGGACTTGCTATACAGTCTCGGCCTTACAACAGACGCCAGCCCAATCTCAGAGCCCCGAATAACCAACAACAGGCTTACCCTTTCTTCTGGGGAGTTTGCAGGGGCTACGCTTACAAAATACAACACCGTAATTAAGGCGGCCACCGGGGCGTCCTTGATGAACGGCAAGCTGACAATTACAGAAGACGCCGTTCTTGACGGCGTGGAGTTTGTTTCTTCTGAAAAAAACGAAGGCGCCCTTGTCCTGGTAAAGACCGGAGCGGTGGCCGTTTTTCGGAACTGCACCTTCTCGAAAGAAACAGATACCATCACAAACGGGACGGCTATTTCTGTAGAAGCAGGGGCAAAGGCCATTGTCACCGGATGCGTCTTTCGGGGCGGCAACGCCGTTGATGTTCCAATTGCTAACGCCGCAGCGGCAGGCGATGTCCAGGTGGTCGCAAGCTACAACAAAACCGGGGTGGCTTTTGGGGGCACAGTAACCCTTACGGCGGTAATCGAATGAGTTGGAAAAAGCACCCTAGGCACCTGACTGATGAGCAGTTTTCCGACTCCACCACGATTGACGGAAACCGCCTAGACAATGCAATGTCTGACATTGTTCGGCGCTTCAACGCCGTCGAAAAGGGCGACATCGCCAACAGGTTTGTGCAAACGCAGTTTGTGGCGGGCTGGTCTCCTCAGCAGGCTAGCGTCTCTAAGCACAGGTGGCCGTGGCTTGATGCCCTAAACCTTTCAAGCGGCGCCAGCGTGGCCGGGTCAGAGCCAAGCTCTGTTAACAATAGGTTTAGGACCAAGGGCTATTACACCCTTGGCATGGACTCTTCCATGGACACGGGAAGCACCTGGTCATGGTCCACGTCTTACTATTTCCACAAGCCCGCAGTGATGACCGACTTCGTGCTGCTTTTGCAGATTGACCACCCGTCCGCAGCGGCGAGAGGGTACACAAACACCTTTAAGTACGGCAGCGCCTCGCCAGAGGGCGTTGCGGAGAATGACGGCAACAAGGACTTTGCTGTGGTCATCTCCGCTGACAGTCCATTTGCGCCAGAAGACCGCACCCAGAACAACGTCCTTCTTAGCAGGGTGGGCTTTGACATGGCGAGGGAGTGGGTTAACGGAATCGCCTTTAACTCCACAATAACCGACATGTCCCCGACAAACCCTCCATGGGCTGTTGCGGACACGGGCGGCCTGTGGGGCATGTGCTTGCCGCTTAGGGATATCAACATCCCCATACCAAGAGACACGAGGCTTAGGGTGGACATCGTTATCCCAAAGTACGCAGACGCCAACACTGGCGGCTGGGGACGAACAAGCCCTTGGGCGCAGCAAAGATTCGACATGACGATGACTGTTCTTGAGGAGTTAGAGCCTTGAGCAAGATTGACCGGAAAAGGCTTTCAAGGGGCGCGGGGCTCACTCCTGAGCACATCTTTGACCCCATTACCGATGGATCATCGACGGGAGCGGCTTACCAGATTAACCAGGCCAACATCGAGCCCGACCAGCTTCAGACCCCGAACGCCCCTTTCCGGGTAAGCCTGCATATTCCCTACATCGCTAGCGACATTTCTGATGACCCAGACCAGGCGCTTTTTGGCGTTCCGTTTACCCTTCCTCCGCTTCAGGAGTTTTTTAGCATATCCTCCGCGACCGCCACTGCGGGCTTCCTAAGAACGCCAGACGTGACCGACACCACTCCAAGGATTATCCTGGACGAGGTGTCTCTTTCTTTTGATCAGCGCGCGGAGGGCTGCGCTATCGCTGACCAGTTCTGGAATCAATCGGCCACGAACAGGACTGGGCAGGCGTCAGAGCAAGGAAAGATGTCTTTTGACGGCGCTTCGGATCTTAGCTTCCGAGTCTCAATCAGAGAAAAGACCCCGATGATGTTCACGGCAACAGCCTTCCCCTCGACCCACGACATTGAGTCGGTGGAGATCGGCAAAGAGGTCTTCGGCACAGACATCAGCAGCAACAGCTTTACTGGCGACTTCCTGCGAAACAACCCCTTTGTCACTACAGACATCAACAAGTCGATAAACCCCTACTCGACCTATATGTTTATCATTGATGTCAAAAACATCATGGACCCCACGCTTGCCAACAAGACGCTCTGCTTGCCGAGCGTCAACGTAAGCATGAGGTTTAGGCACCCGCTAGTGACCAAAGATACCGGGGCCACCATCCAGAACATCCCCACGGCCGCAACGCCCAACAATCAGGGAGTTCCTGCCAGCAGGGCGTCCAAGAGCAAAAGCATCACGATTACCGAGCCTGTTGCCGGAAACATCATTACAGCCGACGGCGCTGGCGGCGTCTCAAACGAGCTAGCGGCCATCGACAAGGTGTTTAAAGACGGCCTTAAGGGCGGCTATGACAGGCAGGGGATGCCCCCTGCCCTAGAAGAACTTCAAGACAGCGCAGGGTATGAGGTCATTGCCGTGCCCCTGTTTAACAACAGGGTTAACGGCGGAGTTCTTGAAAACACCGTTAACGATGAGCCTTTCGCCTCTGGAACAAACACCACGGCCATTTGGGATAACAGAATTATCCCCTTGTCCCACCCGGTCACGGTCCATCATGTAATTTTGGCATGGAATTGGTCAGTGTTTTTTCCTTCTGACAACACCACGGTGCTGCCTGGGCCTGACGCCCAGCTAACGCCTAACACGTCTACGTTTACGGTGGAGACAGGCGTGGCGGCAGGCACCATGCTGCGCTCTGATGCCTACTCCTACAACCAGCTTGCTTATCTTTCGATCAACCAGCCAAGCGCGACGGCTAGCACGCCAGTCCCTCAGTCAACGTGGAGCGTTGGGGCTATCGACCGAATAAAATTCCGCGAGCAATCCCTTAAAAGAAAGGGCTCTAGCGGCTCATATGACCAGACGGGCCTTAATGCGTGGGACTGGGAGCTTCACCAAGTCCCCATTCTGGGCGGCGGCTCTCCGGCGGGTACGGGGTATTATGCCCAAGGTAAGCCTTTTTATCTTGGAAGAAACTGGAGCCTTAACGCAGCCAGAAACAATGTATATAACATTGGTGGAAGCTCGGTTGCTCCGCAAGACCCCGGATGCGAGCAGTTTATCGAGGTTCGCATGAAGATTGGCGACTCGGCAGGCCTCCAAGCCCTAACCACAAACTCATTGGTCTCCGGTTACGGAGGCCACTTTGTCTACATCATCTGCAAGAAACACCTGACGTAGGAACAGCTAATGTCGGAAAAAGTAGTCAAGCAAACGGCAGCGCAGCAGGCGCTTTCTGGCATGCCCGCCATTTCTCAAGCGGTCGAAACAGCGGGCCAGCAGGCCGTTGAAACCGCGCGAGCGGCCCCTGGGATTCTCGGGTCTGCTCGACAGGCCGCTCTTCGTTCTACCGCCAGAGAGGCGGGTCGGTCTGCGGCCATGGGTCGGCAAGCGGGAGGCTGGGGCATGGGCTCTTCTATGCAGGCCCTGGCGGCTAACCTGGCTGGTCAGCAGGCCATGGCTGGCCAAAGGCTCCAGTTTGCAGAAGCAGACACGGCGGCCCGACAAGCCGCCGCGCAGGCCGGGCTTGACTACTCCATGTTCCAGGAGCAGAGGGCTGCTGACTCAGCAGCGGCTGTGGCTGACATTCCTATTCAAATGCTGAATTACGCGGGGCAGACGAAGAGCCCTCGCGCAAGGGTCGAGTTTGCCCTCTCCCAGGCACAGGCGGCGGCGACAGCGGCAGAGCAGGAGACGTGGATGGCCCAGGCGCTTCTGCACACGGGGTCCGGCGGCCCCGGCGCTCTCAGAAACATTATCCTTGGAAGAGGGTACGACACCAGCATTCCTGCCATAGCGGCTTACGTGTACGAGTAGGGGTTTTAAATGGCAAGAGTCACATTTGGAGGGCCCACGCGGCGCAGGGAAAGAACCCGCATTCAGCCCAGCAGGCCCAGCCCCCAGAAGCGCCGAAACTGGTACGAAGACCCTGGTCAAATCCTGGGCTGGGTGCGCCTTGCAGAGGCCCTTGCGGCCCCTAAAGGCCTTATCGCTCGCGGCGTAAGGGCCGCGCAGCGTTGGCAGCTTGCTAGCGCCGCAGAGGACAGGAAGGAAGAGGCTTTAGCGGCAAAGAGAGAAGCGGAAGAGGTAGATGCTATGATCCAAGGGGGATTCCCCGAAGGGTCAAACGAAGCCATGATTGCCAGGGAGGAGGCGCGAATTCGGGAGGCTCGCGGAGAGGCCGCAGCCCAGGACTTTAAAGCGTCGCCATACGCAACCAGGCTTGGCTTGCCCCCGCTGCCGCCGCCAGAAATTAACGTTGCGGTTGACCCTCTTTCTGGCCGAATCCTTAGCCCAGAAGAGCTTCGCTTGGGCGAAGAAGATTCCCTAATAAACACATGGGCCCCAAGCACGGGAATGATTCCCTGGCACCAAGAGGAAGCGCCCGCAGCACAAGCTCCGTTGCCAAAGGCTGGCTCCCTGCCGAAAGGATCAATAGGCGACATTGACGATGCCGAGCGATCTGGCATGTCTCCGCCTGAGCTTCTTGAGCAGTTTGGGGACGTTTACGCAAACACACTGCTTACCCGGCTAAAATACGACAGGTCCAGAGACAAGGCCATGCGGCACCTCCAGGAGGCTGGAATAGTTCTGCCGCCACAGGGGCAAGCCACCAAAGAGGCATCGCCGGAAACCCAAGAGCGCCCGTCTCCGTTTCCGGAGGTTGGAGACAGGCAAGCGGCCTTGGGCTACCGTGCGGCTAGAAGGGCTCAAGAAGAGTCACAGGCGGCAAAGGCCAAAGAGGTCGAGGACTACGCCGCTGACATGAGTCTCTCTACGATTGAAGAGGTCTACAAAGACTTCTCCAAGTTTGCGGGCGGGAAGAAAGGCCCCCTCGATGCTGAAGACTTTGCCGACTTCTACGAGCAGCTAAAGTTCATAACTGACCGAGACCCCGCCCTTGTCGAAGGCCTCTCCCTGGACCCCGTAGGGACAAAGCGTCAAATCCTCAAAGACGCCATGGCCTACTTTAAGTTCCTCAACATGGGCGGCGACCCGAAGGCCGCCGAGAGGCGGGCAAATCAAGACAAAAACCTTAGACTCAGGAACGAGGCGCTGGAGGCCAGGGCAAAGAAAAGAGCAGCCGATGCCGAAAAGGCAAACCGCGCCCCAGGCCCGCCAGTCTCCAGGGACCTTCCGGCAGGGGCGCCAGACTGGAGAACAGACCTACAGAATTGGGCGAAGTGGAGGGATGATGGACATGGGGACACTTATGACCTCTTCGACGTCCCAGCTTACTTAGTGAGCACAGAAGGGCGCTCTGGCGATGCAATTAACGAGGCAAGAAAGAACCTCATATCCTTCCTGGAAGGGGAAGACGGGTGGGGCAAGCCCAAGGGCAGGTGGACCACTCGCCAGAGAAAGATCTTCGAGAATGAAGCAAAGAGGCTCAGGAGCTACGGCCCCAGCCTAGATAGAGAGCCGCAGGTCGGAGGCGGGCAACCCCTAGGCGCCGAGCGGGATGGCGATCTCTTCTATTGGAGTGTGGACGGAAGGGGCAGAAAGGGAACGCTAGCGGACGTTGTAAGGGGCAAGATCTTTACCGACGCCGAAGTGATAGACATGATGGTCGAAGATGGAGACACAAGGGAAGATGCAAAAAAAGCAGTCGAAGAGGCAAGGAAGGCCAAGAAGTCTAAGACAACCCAGAGAACAAAGAACGCATGGTCTGTGATCCAAGACTTTAGCGTGGCCGATCTCCAAGGCAACAAAAGCGATGTAGAAGCCAGGCTCGATACCGGCTTCTTTGGAAGAAACAAGTGGGACAGGCTTACCGATTCAAAAACCCAGACGAAGATCCGAGAAGCGATTAGCGAAATCTTGGCCGCAGAGGAGGTGGAGGACGTGCCTCAGGCCTGGATAAACATCGCCAACAAGATTAAAGCCCTTGGAATCCGTGGTCTTTAAATGGCAAGAGTGACCCCACAGCAACAAGCAATGCTCGATGCCGCCCGTCAGTTGATGGAGGAAGAGCAGGTTGACGATGCCCCCTTAAGGGAGAGGCTCTTCTATCTAGGGGCACACCCCGAAATGGGGGGTGCGCCAGGAACGCCTTTCCAGCCACAGGCCAGGGTGTATCCAGAACCCCCTCCCCCGCCAACAGAGGATTACGTCTACGAGATGGAGCCTCTGGTTATCGAAGACACGAGGCCAAAATACACTCCCGCATACGGCCCTTCGCCGTCGTGGGAGAGAGCAAGGGAGCGGGCCAGAGAGTCCGAAGGAGGCCTTAGCTCTGTCGCTGACTTTGCTGGAGGCTTTGTAAGGGGCGCTGGCTCCGAAGCTGCCGGGATGATTGAGTCCCAGGTCATGGGCGGCCTGGGCGTTGTTGACCCCGAGTTCGACCAGATGGCCAAGGACTGGCGGCAGGAAACAGAACAGCAGGAAGAGGAACTCCAGTCGCTGCTGGCAGGAGACCCAGAGCTTTTAGACAGCATGCAAAGAGAGGCCAAGGACCTCTGGTCGTCCATTACGGGCATTGCAGCGCCAGCCCCTAGCCCAGAAGACACGCCCCAGAAAGACCCGACAGCCAGAAGCATCAGAAGGGCACCGCCAACGCCACCGGAAAAAACCGGAGAGCAAATGGGCGAGCAGATGCTTCGCAGCATCCTGGTTGACCAGGGCATCATGTTTTCGGACCTTCGGGACTACGGCCAAGCCTACCCCTTGGCAACCTTGTTGACTCTTAGCCCCGCAGCACTTGAGAAGATAGCTAAGCTCCCAGGGATGTCCAAGAAGGCAGTTGTGGAGGCCCAGGAAAGACTCAAAAAGCTCCTGGAAAACCGAAGCGCCAAACAGGCAGATGAGCTTGCAAAGAGAACCGAAAAGGCCCTGATGGAGGCCAAGGACAAGGAGGGCCTAGAGCAGGCCTTTAGGCAGATTGAGGAGAACGACGGCATCTCGATGCTAAAAGCGCGCTCCGCCTCCACATCTCCGTCTTTCGAGTCGGAGTTCAACCTCCTTGTGGACAACACTCCCTACACTGGCCCTGCCCTTGTTGGCGCCGCCAATCAGGCAGAAACAAAAAGGCTTCGCGAGCTATTTGGGCTGCCCAATAGGACGGGCAAGAAGGGCGAGTCCATGGACCAGGCCCTGGAAAACGCAAAGCTCCTGCTTGTCACAGAGGGTGCTGATGTAGTTCCAAAAATGGAGCTACAAGCGTTCTTGGACGCAGCCAGAAAGGGAGAGCACATCCTGACGGCAGACCAGCAGTTTGCTGGCCTGCTCTACGTTAAAGCCATTGGGAAGCAGAAAGATAAAATCTTGGATGACCTTTCCAAGACCCCTGCGATTAATTTGAGAGAGCGCAAACGACTGGACGACAAGATGTCTGTCCTTCTTGCAACCCAAGAAGAAGTTATGGAGGCGCTTGAGGAAAGCGGCTCTGCCTGGGGAAGGGCTGGCCGAGGCCGCCAGATGTTCCTTGAGATGTTTGATGAGATTACAGAGAGCAAAATCATCAAGCTGGCCGAGTCACAGCTAGGAAGGGACCTCAGTCTCAAAGAAGCCGACAGCCTTAAAAAGAGGTTCAACAAGGCCAACAAGCAAAAGAAAAAAGCAAAGAAGGCCATCGAGAAGGCCGACGAAAGGCTTGAAGAACTTAAGCAGGCCGAAGAGGAGCTTAACAAGGCGCTTCCTGGGGCGGATAGGCGGAAGAAGCAGAAGGCTAGGGCAGCAATCAACAAAGAGAGGAAGAAGGTCCAGACTGTAAAGGCCAAAGCCTCTCAAAAAGCCGCTGAAGCATCGGCGGCAGAGCTATTTGCTGCACAGCCTTGGTGGTGGCGATGGGGCCAGAAAGTCACCGGCACATCGAGAGCCCTTCAGGCCTCTATGGATGCCAGCGCCGCTGGGCGGCAGGCAGTCCAGATGTTTAAAGAACATCCATGGCTGTCCTTGCAGGCGTTCAAGAAGGCGGCAAGAGCAACATGGGACCCTGCCTATGCTACAATTTTGCAAGAAGAGCTTTTGACCTCTGACTATGCCAAATACGCAGACAGGGCTGGGCTGTACATTGCAGACGTGCAGGGCGTAAGGGGCATGTCTGGAAGGTCTGGCGCTTTGACCGCTGGAGAGGAGGCGTTTGTTAACAACGCCGTTGGCGACATTCCTGTTGTCGGCGGCATGCTTGACGACGCGCTTCAGATGTCTGAGCGGAATTACTCCACAATGCTGAATCAGATCAGAGCCTCGGTGTTTGACAAGTGGACGAGGCTAGACGGCGAAGGCCTTTTAAGTGCAGCAAACTATATGGGCGACGCCGTAGAGGACGCTGGCGGGGTTCTTCGAGTCTCTCCAGAAGACGCTCAAAAACTTGCAAGAATCATCAACTACAGCACCGGAAGAGGAGACCTGTCCTGGGTTGGTCCCAAGGGAAAAAGGGCGCTGTCTACCATATTCTTTGCGCCAAGGTTTGCAGCGTCTAGGTTTCAGTCCCCAATCAGAGACACCATTGACATTGTTTCCGCTGCTGGCAACGCCGTGGCTGGGCAGCCCCTTTCTGCTGCCCAGAAGATTCAGCTACGAAGATACGCCAAGCAGTTGGGGGCAAACCTGACTATCAACTCCTCCGTGGCGATGGCTACGTCAGACGCAGGCTGGGAAGAGGGGATGGCCGGCTTCTTTGATTCGTCAGACCCAGGGTTTCTTTCTGTTGTAATCAGAAACCGAGACACTGAAAGGATTATCGACACGTCTGGCGGCATAGCGTCTACATGGAGGTACCTGCCTGGGCTGTGGGACCTGTTTGTGGAAGAGGGCGAGGCTGAAAGCCCAAGGATAGACAGGCTAATATCCAACAAGGTTGTTGGCCCGATTGCCCTGATTGGCAAGGCGGTGACTGCAAAGGGCTACCGTGGCCAAAGGCTGTGGGACGAGACGGCGGGGATTATGGAAAAGGCCAGTGTCCTTGCCCAAGAGGCAGCCCTCTTGGGCGTCCCAATTACCGCTCAAGAGCTTGGCCGCCAGTTGTTTGTGCACACCGAAAACCGTGGCCTTGAGTTCACCGAAAGGGACCTGACCGACTTGATTGCCCCAGCGGCAATGAACTTCCTTGGGCTGTCAAATTACGAAAGGCTAAGAGAATGAGAACACCGCCCCGGCTAGAGGACCTTCACCCATGGCTCCGATGGCGAATCAACGACATCGCTGTATCCCATCGTATTTCGCTCCCTGACGCATCTTTGTGCCTTATATGGGGCCATAGGTCTGTAGAGGAGCAAAAGGCCGCCTATGCGGCAAAACGGAGCAAGCTAGACGGTGTTAGGAAGTTCTCTCTTCATAACTATCGGCCGTCCCTAGCGGCCGATCTCTGGGTATATACAGGGTCAGATGATGATGACCCTATTCTCTATGAAGGGAGGCCCTCTAAGAAAGAGGGCCTCAGTCTACAGTTACTCCAGAAGGGTAGTCTGAAGAGATATTATATACCTTTGGGCGCGCTCGCGCGTGAGGCAGGCCTTGAGGCAGGCGCCCTGTGGCGCACGTTCCGTGATGGCCCCCATGTCCAGGTGCCCAAGAAAGGGCGAATGAAGCTCTTGCAGGATGTATTAAATTCCAGAGGCTTTGATGTTGGCGTGGCTGATGGCATCATCGGGCCCAAGACGAAGGCGGGCATCGAGAAGGCCGCAGATTTGTCTGGCGAGCGAGGCTATTTTCGCTCATCTTTGATGCCGGTAACGCCAGCCCTTTGGGCCTGGCTGCATGAGGGTGGTGGACAGTGATTGGCGTTCCCTTTGGGAAATACTCAAGGAAAAGCGGAGGCCCCGCCAGGAGCCCTCTCCGCAACAAGTCTTCCGGTGGCGGTGCTGGCGGCTGGAGCACAAAGTCCTGGGCGTTTGATGGCAACCTCGACTACGTAGTTGCAGATGGCGTCGCCCACGGCACGGACAATTTCGACTGGCAGGACGAGGCACACAGCGTGTCCGTGTGGTTTAAGACCACGACCACCTCGCAGCAGGCTTTGTGGTCCTTTGGCCACTCAAGTTCAAGCGTCAAGTTTTGGTATCTTCAGATCCAAGGCGCATCGGGCGGCGACGCTGCCCGCGTCAAGCTGTTCGGCAAGGTCAGCAACACACAAGGGCTGTTCGGCAAAAACGACGCAACGAGCAGCCCGCATGGCGAAACCGGGGCTATCTGGGTCCAATCAGACGACACCAACGGCATCAACCCTGCCGATGGGAACTGGCACAACGTCATCGTCACCTTCACCGGACAGGCCAGCACGGCCCAAGCGGTGAAGATGTACATTGATGGCAACTACGTTGGCTTTTCAAAGTCGAGAGGCAGCGACCTTGAGGTTGACGACTTTACCATTGGCGCCTTCCGGACGGACGGAGGCAACGAAATGGGGCAATACTTCCGAGGGAACATTTCTCAAATCAGCATGTGGACAAGCGCGCTGTCTGCCGAGAACGCCACCGCCGTGTACGCAATGGGCAATTCTATGGACACCAGAGACCTAACCCCCGCACCAATCCACCTGTATCGGTTTGGAGACGGAGATGACAACGGCCCAGGCACCCTGACCGACTACGGTTCTGGTGACAAAGACGGCACTGGCGAGGGCGACCCCACGGTCGTTCCGGATTCACCACCATGAGCGACTGGAACGACAAGCACTATCTTATCTGCTCGGTTGACGACGTTGACGAACACCTCGCCAACCCGGCCTGCCTCACCAGAACGCCCAGGAAGAGCCTGGACGGCCTGCTGTGCATCATCAAACTTACGGAGCCCGTTGAGGGCTCTATTGACCACGAAACAGCTTTTAACACCATGTCTACAGCGGCATGGAACCCAAACGCCTAACAGGAGGGCATCATGGGATACGGAACAAGAGAAATTGCCAACCTGCCAGTGGTTAATCGCTACTTCACCATTGAGCAGCTTCCGCAGAGCCACGAAACGGCCAAGACCGGCCTTAGTCTGGTAGGCGCCATCAACACTCGCCTGGCCGCCAACACGACACTTAACCCCAGGCCAGTCAACTTTTCCGCTATCGTTATCTCTAACGATCACGCCACGGTAAGCTTTTACCTGCGAACTGCTGGGGCAGACATTGCCGACAAGGGAATTGTGGTTGGGCCAGGAGAGAGCTTGTTCTTGGCATTTGACGGGCAGCCGGTCAGCAGCCCCACTCCAGCAGGAGAGTCTCCGGCAGCCGGAGCCGCTCCCGCCAATGAGCTTGTCTATCAGTCTGTTGGGACTGGCACCACCGCCGTCAGCGTTGCCGTATACTACTGATGGAAACGGACCTCGCAAATACCCTGATAGAGCAGGGGATTCTCGGGCTCTGGTGCATGTTTATGATTTTCTTGTACCACCAGGGCAACAAGAGGACTGATCGCATCGAGAAGCAGCGAGAGCGAGACCGCAAAGAGGCGGACGAGCGCATCGATACCCTCATCAGCAAGGTCGATGATGTCATCACCAGGCTGGACATGTTCACCTCCCGCTTCGATGAGAAGCTGCAAGAGGACAAGATGCAGAGGATGATTCGAGAGGCTAGCCGTGGCCGCGTCAAAACGGAGACCAAAATCCAATGAGCGCCAAGAAGACAGCCAGGAAGTCAGCGGCGAAGTCTCTGCTTAAGCGGCACGGGGTCAAGGCCTCTGGTGTTCCTGTGCGAACCCCCAGCCACCCCACCAAAAGCCACAAGGTGGTCTACAAGGGAAAGCTCATCCGGTTCGGAGAGCAGGGGGCCAAGACCAATCAGAGCGCCAAGCAGCGCAAGGCCTTCAAGTCTAGGCACCGCAAAAACATCGCCAGGGGGCCAACAAGCGCAGCCTGGTGGGCAAACAAGGTGAAGTGGTAATGGAACTATCCTGGGACAGACTCACCATGGTGCTCGTCATGTCGGCCCTCGCCGCCAGCACCGTGACTCAAATCTTCAAGGCCCTGTTCAAAGACGCCTACCTCCAGGACTCCAAGGTCCGAAGACCCTTGCTTCGTGCTATCTCTGGCGTCTGTGGCGCTGTGTTCGGCTGGTGGCTAGAAGGCCCGATGGGAATCGTCATCGGAATCGGCGCTGGTGGCATCACCACCACCGTAGTGGCTGCCATCAAGGACCGAATCAAGTCCGGTAACGCTAAGATAGATGAGGACTTCTAGTGTTCAACGTAGTCCTCACCATGGCAGCAGCCATCGTTATCCTTATCGGCCTCTGGAGGAGGTCCGAGAAGATGCGTGCTGAGTCTGAGGCCGACTACGCCGCTCTGGTGGTCGCCTCTAAGGCGTCTATGGACGCCGCTGCTGAGGCAAAAGCTGTGCTTGATGAGCAGGAGAAAGAGATACGCTCTCTCCAGAAAGCTCACTCTGTAATTAAGAAGAGCCTCAAAGAGGCATCCGAAGAAGTTGACAGGTCATCTGGAAGCCCAGCCAAGATTGCTGGGTTGTGGAACAAGGCGTTCTCAGGAGAAAAATAATGGCTAGAGATCCAGACCTCAGAGAATACGAGCAGATGACAGAGGTCTTAGAGCGCCCTGGCGGCCCCAATTGGCGCTGGCAGCGAGACGCCCTCAAAAAGTCGATTGAGAGACACACGCCAAACTGGAAACGAGTTCAGGCGGCTCAGGCTGCCATCGGCAACATGCGAACCGGGCCTGGGTTCTCAGACGCGGCAGCCGAGAACTTGCTAAGAAGCGCCGGAATCCAGGTCAAAAGAGTGACAGGGCAGGCTCCAATGGCGATCCACCCCCTCACAGGTCGCCGGGTGTCTGCTGTCGCGTTGGCCTCGGAAATCGATAGCATTGCAAGCGCCTTTCCCGACACGGCCAGCCCACAAGCAAGATTTAAACTAGCCGCCGAGGCGCTCAGGACGGGCGATATTCCAAACGAGGTTATTGGGCGCAGGGCTTTCAGTGACAGTGTGAGCCTCGAAGAGGCTGCCTCCAGGCAGCAACGCTTGAGCCAGGAGGCCATTGAGCAAGCGCGCGGAGAGGCGGCAGATACCCACCTAAAAAGAAACCTGAGAAACTTTAAGCAAAGACAGCGAGTCGCTGCCGACATCGCTGACCCCTCCGTCATGGAGGGGATGAGAAAAGGAATAGACAAGGCAGACAAGGCTGCCGTCCGTAGGCTGGCCGCCACTGCATTGCGAGGAACCAGAGGGCTAGCCGGTGGTGCCCTTGGCCTTGTTGGCTCAACGCCCGCCGCAGTTGCCTTGAGAGCAATGGAACGGCCTGATGACATGACCGTCGCAGAGGACTACCGCCAAGACGAGGCCCTTGCCGCAGACGTGCTTGGCCTTGCCCAGCGCTCCGAGATGCCGGTCTTTAGCATCTCTCCGGAGAGAAGGGCTGCCGCCATGATGGCAATCAGGTCGGGGAGAACCGGGCTCCGGCCCCCTCCGGTCGACGGGGTGATACAGGACGCCATCACAGATGAAGAAATCCAATTCGTCCTAAGAGACATGGCCGACCCAGGAAACCCCACCGTAAGCAGGCCTCGATACGAGGTCGACAAAGCCGCACCCCGCACAACGGAGCTAAAATAATGCCTGTCGTAATCAATCCCAAGACCAAGAAAGCCAAGCACCTTAGCTATTCCAAGAAAGGAAAAGCAGCGGCCAGAAGGGCCGCAGCTAAGGGGATGATCGTCAAGAACATGAAGAAGACTAAGAAGTCCTCTTACTGATGACACCCTCTGTCGTGCTCGTAATGGCCCTTCTAACGGCTTTGCCGTGCAAAGAGGCATACAACCTCGAACATGGCGTCAAAGCGCCGTGTAGCGGCATCCTCGTGCCGCAGGACGAGGCCCTGTCATGCCTTAGGACAATCAGGGTCGACCTGCCGACATGCCTTGAGGACGTAAGCTACTGCCACAAAGAGTGTGGTGTGAAGCTGGACGGCCTCGAAGAGATGCGTAAGATAGAATCTCGCCGGGCCGACAAGCTGGAAAGTCTCTGGAGGGGGTCTACCCAGCCAAAGGCCTGGTATGAGCACCCCGCCGTGCCATTCACCGGCGGGGTGCTCGTCACTTCTTTTGCCGTTTACGCTTGGAGCGAAGCTCGGCGGTAAGCCCTGCTAGCCTCCACCACAGCCCCCATTGCTTGGGGTTCGGGTGGTGCATGCAGAACTGTATGAACAGGCTGATTCTGGTCATTGTCCTCTCGTAAGGTGGGGGCCCTTGGAGGCGCTATTTCTGTGCTCGCAGGATACAGCGCTTGTGTTCCAAGGGCCCCCGAACAGAGCATCCCTCCATCGAGTTACCGTGGTGCTCTGTCATCGCTATGTGAGTGAGAGTGGCTAAAGGGGCATTCCATGGCAGGGCCATAATCCCCCGCGACCCCAATGGCCTTCCTACTTACCAAGCTGCCGGTCCTGGCGCGCGACCTCTTGGCTTTCGCCGCTGCTCTCGCAGCGGGGTTCTTGCGCTAATTTCGCCCCCATTTAAGGAGACTTAACTCCGTAGGCAATCCCCCAGCGCAAGGCAATGACGGGCTAGCCGTCATCGTCATCGTCATAAGCATCCGGGTCGGGCTGCTCAGAACGGAACTTCTCAATCTCTTCTTTCCACTCGTCTATACAATGCTCGATGACGTGCTGGCTAGAACTGAACTCCCGGAAGTCGGGAGCGATGTGAAGCTCCTTGCAGGCCATTGTGCACTCGAACATCCAGTCTTCGGCCTCGTTTAGCAGGTCCAGCGCCTGCTGTAGATGGGAGAGAGCGTCCTCCATGGCCTGTAGCTCTTCGGTTGGATGTAGCATTACATTTCTCCTCTGAACTTTTGGTCAGCCTCTCTGGCCTCCTCCTCTGAAGGGACGTATGGAAGCCAGTCAGCGTGCTGCTTGAGCACCGCCTCTGCCCCTTCCAAGGCCTCGCGTCCGTACTTTCCCACCATCAACTCTGGATAGAGGTGCCAGCACAATTTGAACAGCGCCTCAAGCGCATCGTAAAAGTTGGGACCCTCTTCTTCGCCAGTAGGCATTCCGAAGTCCCGTCCATTCTTTTTCATTCCACCCATGACGTACTCCTCTGTAGCGTCGTCTTCACTAAAGTTCAGACGACGCGTAAGGGTTCGCATCGCTGAACTGCATTTTACGTCCCACCCACATCACCTCGTCCCGGTTGATGTGCCGGTAGAGGCCGTGTCGGAACTTGTCTACGCCAATCTCAGCATGAGATGGCGACCCCTCTCCCACCCTATGTGGAAGCCAGGGAACCAGGGTCAGGTCAGCATCGTCCTCGATGGAGCCCGTCCCCTTGGAGTCTGAGATGTGGGGCCGCTTCTTGGTCCGCTTGGCCTCAAGAGTAGGCTGGGACAGCATGATGACCACACACCCAAGCTCCACAGCCAGCAGCTTGAGCCCTCGGCTATTTGCCGATAGGCCGTCTGACTGGCTGGCATCACGGCGGCTAGAGCCGCCACGCATTAGCTGTAGGTAGTCTACGACTATGACCATTGGCTTGCTGTGCTGAGCAGCAAGCCTCCTGGCGTTACGCCTGATGGCCGGGATGGACCCACAGGATGGGCCAACGACCTCGATGGGCATAGCGCACACCTGGTCCGCTGACCCGTGAATCCTGGACAGCGCCAGGGGGTCAAGCCCAGGCTGCGCTTGGTCCTGCACAGACACCCCGCTCAGTGCGCCGACAAGCCTGCCGTACACCTCTGTAGCGGACATCTCGTAGGAGCAGATGAGCACGGGGTGCCCAGCGGTGGCAGCAGACAGCGCGAAGTTGTTGACGGCCAGGGCGCTCTTGCCATGGCCAGACGCACTCATCACAACCACCTGCCAGCCAGGGCGGAAGCCGCCCCCAATCATCCGGTCCAGGACGGCGATGCCGCTGGGGATGAACTCATCCACCAGGGTTCCCTCCTGGATTCCAATGACCTTTCGGATGTGCTCTGCTACGCCGTCGAACGAGGACACGGTGTCCCCGTTGTTGCCCCTGCTGTGCAGCACGCGGAGCGCCTCCTCGCTCTGGTCGAGCGCCTCGTTGGCGGGCAGGTCAGTGTACCCAAGGCGCACCACCTGCTCACCAGCGTCAATGATGGCCCGCTTGAGGCTCTTCTCGATGACCAGTTCGCAGTAGCGATTGAAGTGGCGAGTGTTGGCCGCCTTGGACAGAACCTTGTCCAGGGTCAGCACTCCGCCAAACCGCTCCCACCGACCACACTCCACGAGGTAGTCCTTGATGGACACCTCGTCAAACGTGCCGTGTCTCTGGTGTAGGGCTCGCATGGTGTCGAAGAGGATGCCGTACCTCTCGACGTAGAAGTCCTTGCGACCGAGGCCTGAGCCCTGGGCCTCGTCCATTAGGTTGGGCTGCACGAGGAGGCCTGCAAGCAGGCACTCCTCGGCATCCACGCACCTGGGCATGATTGGCTCACTCACCCTCCATTACCTCCGTGTAGTCAAAGTGGTGCTCAATATCGTGAATTGTGATGGTGTCATCGCTCTGGTCGACCACATCGCCAAACAGTGTGCAAACCCTACGCGGCACGGAGGCCTTCCCTCTGACGAATTGCGACCCGAGACGGGTAAGCGCCCACTTGCCGCTGCTTTTCTTTTTCGGGTCATCATTTGGCCCCTTCTGAATGAGGCCCCACCACCGTAGGCTAGCTAGCTGGTTGCTTCGAAGCAGCCATTTTGGCCCTTTCGTGATGTCCACCAGCACCGGGAGCAGGATGTCGTAACTGTAAGACTCTTTGGCCAGCCACAGCAGGCCTCTAGCCATCGTTTTGTTGATGGTTCTCCAGTAAGCCTGGGCCCAGCGGTCACAACACGGGCAGTGGATGCCCTCTTTTACCCCATCACGGAGCCTGGTCCGGGCCTCTGCTAACGTTGTGCCACTGGTGAACATTTCCAGTTGTGCTTCCATCATTTCCCCCATCGGATGACAGGAGACTCGTAGGTCTCCAGGTGAGCGCCGTCCACAGACTCGCCCGCCTTGAGGGCGGAGCGCAGGGCGGACTTGTCTACTGACTTCTTGATAAACTCCTCAGGGAGCTTGTCCTGGCTCTTGATGACAACCTCTTGCTTGAGGTTGGCAGGGTAGTACCGAATCCAGGAGCCGTCGGAGGTCTTGGCCTCTGTCTCCTGGGTCACGGTGAACCGCGCCTCCATGAGCATCAGGGCGGTGCCCTCAATCCTCTCCAGGGCCTTCTCCCTGCTCAGGCGTCGCTGCTTGAAGGCGTTCTCCTCGCTCTTGAGCGAGTCAATCTCCATCTTCATCCGGCTTCGGACGAAGCGGAGCGCGAGGAACTTGTCGTCAGCAAGCTCGACCTCCTTGTCCAACTCTCGTTGGGCTCGGTCGATAGCCTCGTCGCCGTCGGCCATCATCAGGTCCGACACCTTGTCCCAGAGGGACATGGCGATGTCGAACGAGGACTTCTTTTGGTTCTGTTCAGTCATTGTACTGCCCCATGTCCAGTGTCACTCCGTGAACTTTGCAGACCGAGCGAAGACGGAGGACGTTCTTCATTCGCACGGGCTTGCCCCTCAGCCAGTTGCTGACGGACGTTGAGTGTACGCCCACCAGGACGGCCACGCTTTGCTGGTTGAGACCAGTCTTCTCCATCAACTCCCTGACGGCGGCCGAGTGGTCGCCCATGGGCTGCTCTTGGTTAGCAGCGATAGGTGGTGGGAAAGACAAGGGGACTGGCTTGTCGGCCAGCCCCCGAAGGTCTGTAGCAATCTCCTCCAGTAGCGTAGCTACTTGAAGGAACTTCTCTGACATCAGCTTGATGTGTTGTTCCATTGTTCTCTCCTAGAAAGGAATGTCGTCATCGTTCTCCACGGGATGCGTGGGCTTCACTGCGTTGGCCGCCCCAGCGGGTGCTGGCTTGAACCGCTTCACGTTGGTCTTGTCGCCGTACTGTTCGCTAGAGCGAATCTGCGTCTCCAGAGTCAGCACCTTGCCGACAAGCTCAGACGGCTCGTCCCAATCGGGATGACCACAGGCAAAGCCCATGGCTGCCATCTTCTCTCGGCCAATCCGCAGAGCGGTCGGCTTTGAGTGCAGGTAGAGCGACCAGTTCAGGATTTCATATCCTGAGTGGTTGCCCTCCAGGACCTTGAACTTGGTGAACAAGTTCAGGGACGGGTCTCCGACACCAACGGTGCCGTTCTTGGCGTCCTCGTCTCCGCAGTCCACGAGGTACTGCACCGACTCTCTCGACACAGTGTCCATGTTCTTCACGGGAACGAAGTTGCACTCGATAATCTCCACGACATAATCCCCGTTGGGGATTGTGCCGACTCGCGTCTGAGTGGATGGCCCGTCGGGCGCAAAGTTTGAGGACCGAAATCCCATAGTCATCTCCTTATTGGTTGGCTGAAAGCCAGTCGTTGTAGGACGCCTTTCCGGCGTCTGAGTTGATGTAGTCGAGAAGTCGACTGCGCTGGTCGGAGGTCATGTTCCTGGGCTGTCGACGCCCGAGCGACTCGCACCATGCGGCCACGTCGGCATACTCCAGACCATTCACACCAAGCTCCTTCTCGAAGAGCGCCTTGTCCTTGTCCCAATCGGGGTCAGACGGGGCGAACTTCCGAGTCATGTCCTGGACGTACTTGTTGTCATCGAACTTGCCCAGGAACACATCGGCATTGAAGCCGAGGTAAGACAGGCACTTCGTGATGCCGTCGGTGACGCACTTCTTGAAGGCGTCCTCGTCAGGCCTGTCGCCATACCCCAGAGACTTCTGACCAAACTGCTCAACGCAGTTGTCGGTGTCGCCGTGCCACAGCGTGACCTTGATGACCACCGTGCCGTTGCCGGGGTAGATGGGCTCGCCAGTGTACCAGCCCCAGCCGATGCCAGCAGGCCCGAAGACCTCCGTTGCGGCTCTGACCTGATACATCTGGTCGATGGCGGTGAAGCCGCCACGACTGTTCACTTGCTTGGTGTGGCCTGGGTCTGTCTCACAGACTTGGTTCCATATCTCCATGTTGTTAGCCATTAGGCTTCTCCTTTGTTTTTTGACAGATAGACGATGTAGCTGATGGCATCTTCAGCCTTGCTAAACTTCAGCCATGGGTCGTTGTTGATTCTCAACTCGAAAGGCTGTGGGTCGGACGTGCCGAGGTTCCACAGCGAAAGGCCAAGCGCCTCCATGTGTATGAGGACTTGGCCAAGGTGCTGGTTTGACATCCGTAGCGCCTCGTTTGAAAGGGTGGTTAGTATACCCCCTTCACCGTAGTTCAGGGGGTATACGTAAGGCCGTTATCGAGCGAACATCGTCTCGACAATTCCACGAAAGGCAATCTGGATATTATCCAGTTGGCCGAACTTGCTGGCAGTGAACTGCTCAAGCTCCGTCAGGCGCTCTTCGATTGCCTTGAACCGAAGCTCGGCGCCCTCCAGTCGCTCCATGGTCCGCCGCTCGAAGTGCTCCAGGTCGGAGACCCTCGGCTCCACTTCGGCCATGTCGCGGAGGTCGCACGGCAGGTTTGCGAGCAAATCCTGGACGCTTTGGATACTCTCCTCCACCAGTTCGACCTGGCCATGGACATACTCCTGGGTTGCCAGGTCGGCGGCAGGAAGGCCGTTCTTGCTGCCGGTGACGTTCTCGATATGCTCAAAGCGCTGCTCCAGAGCCGCCTCCACGGCGATGACGTACTCCTTGCTGGCAAACTCGGCCCGAAGGTCATCGGTGGCCACGTCGACACTGGCGTCGACATACTCGCCAACGGTTTCGGTCCAGTCTCGGTACTCAAGACACTCCTCCACCTTGTCAGAGATGTCGGTGTCGCAGAAGAAGTCCTCTGCCTGACCGTAGGCCAGTTCACTCACCCGGTGGTGGAAGTCCTCGCTGTCGAGAACGTGCTCGGTCACTAGCTCGTGGTCAGAGGGCTCGATGTCCTCCTGGACCTTCGCAACGATGGCGCTGACAAGCGCCTGAGCCAGGGACTCGATGGTCGGGTTGTCGTTCTGAGAAGGCGTCTCCGCCACGTTGTTTGTGTTTGCAGTCTCCATGACTGATGCTCCATTGTGTTGGGCCGTGATTGGCCAAGGGGTTATGTGTACCCCCTACACTTCGTTAGGGGGGTACACGTAAAGGGCTGTTCGCTCCCCTCTCCCGCGACCCAGGAATTGAACCTGGACGGCGCTTACCCCTTATGGGGCTTGCTCCACCTTGGGACCAGCCAAGGCGCGTCTACCCGGCTCGCAACTGGTTAGGAAGCGTGCCGCCCGGACGTCTCCGGGTTCCGCCAGCCGCGGGAGAGAGGAGCGAACAATCTTTGTCACCTGACCCGGTACAGGCCGGGTCGAATCTCCTCCAGAGGAGAATGAAGAAAGCCCTCATCGACGTAGGGCACCTTCATCATGATGTCTCCGTTGGAGTCGCGCCAGATTTCCCAGACGAAGCCTCCACGGGGGTCGCCTGTCGAACAGACGAACCGCACAGCGGAGAGGTCTCCGTCGACGTAAATCCTGGCGCTGTTCAGCCAATCGAGGGCATCTCCCTCCTCTGGCTCGTAGCCGTTCTCGGCTGCTGGGTTGGTGATACGCACTTCGCAGTTGCCGTCATAGCACTCGATTTGTGCGCTTGTGCCGCCGTCGATGTCGGCGTCTGAGTTGATGAGAAGGAATGACATTGGGAATCTCCGTTGTTGTGGGGTTAGTACAACCCCCTCACTGTTGTTCGGGGGGTGTACGTAAAGGCTGCCAGCCTCACTCCTTGAGCTTGGCATCCTCCGAAGGAGGCAGAATTGCCTCGAAGATGTCGTAGTTCAGGTCGTTTCGGACCTGGCGTAGCTTGTGGTGCCAGTACTTGCCGTCGTGGGTGAACCCATACCGCTCAGGCCTGTCGTCCATGCGCCAGAAGACCCAATTGGGGCATCCGGTCACGATGTCGATGACCTGCTGTTTCCACACATGCTCTGGGAGGTCGGTGTCGACCTCACACAGGGCGGCTACGATTGGGTAGGCCATGTCTGCTTGGGCGCAGTGTGCCTCCCATGCTGCTTCTTCTCTTTGCTCTCGTGTCATTGGGAATTTCCGTTGTTGGTTGGGGTTAGTATCCCCCCTTCATTTCATTCAGGGGGGATACGTAAAGGGCTGCTACGCTTGGTACCAGCCAGCGGGGACCATGGAAATGGGAAGGCTGTCGAGCATTTCGCCAGCCTCGTTGAAGAGGCGTCGTGCGTCTGCTTCGTGGTCGCTTCCGTCGAGCACGAACTTGCGGCACATCATGAGCGCGGTTCTCGCATATGCCTTGGCGTCTCTTGCCATCATAATGGCATCGACTTGGGCCGTTGCGCTGTCCTTGCTGGCCTTGATTTTGGCGTGCTCCAGGTTCCAGGAAGCAGCCTCGATGATGAGGGCAGTCGCCTCCTCGGTTCCGGCGTCGAAGCCGTCGGTGTGTGAGTGTGAGCAGCAGTTTTTCATTGGGGTTCTCCGTTGTTGTTGTGGGGTTAAGTACACCCCCTACACTTCGTTTCGGGGGGTGTACGTAAAGGGCTAGGCTACTCGTTGCATCGGTTCCGCTGTGCTTCGGCGTCAGCCTCGAACTTCAGTTCGGCCTCGATGGCATCGGTCAACTCGTCTTCGATGCCGTGAGCCCAAAGCTCGACGGCGCAAGACAGGTAGAAGACCGCGAGGCCTGACCACGATTGGCCAGCGGGCGGCTGTGGAAGCTCCCCATAGGCGTCCTCGATGAATTGAAGCACGTCGTCGCCGTGCTCGTTCATGGTCTGCTTGGCGTCATAATAGGTCACGGCGGGCATGTATGCCCCAGAGGCGCAGCCTCCTTGAATGATGGCGGCGACGTCTGCCGCAAAAATGTTTTGCTCGATGAACGCTGGCACGTCCACGAGGTCAGCGATTTCTTCGTCGTAGTTCCACAGTGTGTCCATGGGATTTTCTCCGTTGTTGTTGGGGTTGTTAGTACACCCCCTTCGTTTTACTCAGGGGGTGTACGTAAAGGGGTCAGTCGGGCTGAAGCCTCGCTTGTGCATCTTTTGCCTCATGCAGTGTGGCAAGCATCATCCGATATGCGACGTGTGCATACTCACGGTCAAGCGCGACTCCCCCGGTTGGCTCTCCGGCATCCTCTGCCATGCGGAAAGACTCTTCGCACTCCAGGATGTCTTGGTATTGGCCCTCAATGGATGAGCGGAGCGCTTCGACAATCACGCTTAGTTGGTCAAAGGTAAACATTGGGAATCTCCGTTGTTGTTGGTTGTTGCAGCCGGGGGGCGAGGTCCGGTTCAAGCCCTACACGCCTTGTGGGTAGGTACGCCCTTGAGTGCTCATTTCTGGTTTCTCCGGTTTTGGGGTTAAGTACACCCCCTTCGTTTTACTCAGGGGGTGTACGTAAAGGTCAGAGCCACTCGCCGTCGAGCTTCATGGCCGTGCATCCTGCGTTGGGCATCCCGAAGTCGTAGAGGGGCTCAAGCCCGTCAAAGTCTCCGTAAATCATCCCTTCATAGTAGCAGTTCCCATCATCGTCATACATGCTGAAGCGTGTGGGATTGTCGGTCACGTCGTCGCTGGCGTTGTAGGGGCCGCTCATGCCCTTGGCATTGCAGCAGGTGCCCTCAGGCTCCCCCTCGTCTGCGATTCTGTCCTTGGTGATGGTCCACCTGTAAGGCGCTGATTTCATTGGGTTTTCCGTTGTTGGTTGGGGTTAAGTGTAACCCCCTCACTTCGTTCAGGGGGTTACACGTAAGGTCTCGGCTCTGGCGTCTTGTCTGTACCGGGCGACGCCACCCGCTGGTCTGGGGATTTTAGGGTGAGCGGCGACCAGCCTGCTGCTCGGTGGTGGTCCATTGGGAATCTCCGTTGTTGGTTGGGTTGGTTAGTGTACCCCTCTCGTTTTACTTCGAGGGGTACACGTAAGGGCCTCAGTCGAGGAGTCGCCGCCTCTCGTGAAGGGTTCCGAGGTACAGGCGTGCGGCCTCAATCCACCACCGGGGCTCAACCTCGCTGTATTGCTTGCGACGCTCCGCCTTGCAGGCCCGTTGGAAGTCGGCTTGGGCCGCCTTCTTCAGCCGTGCCACCGTCTTGTAGGCGTCGTTGTACTGACCGGGGAACCCGGTCACGTAGTCAGCCTTGACCGCTCGGAGCGAGGCGCTGTCTCTCATGAGAGAGAAAACGTTGTCCCGGCAGAATTCAAGCACATCCGCAGTTGTGGCCCCAAGGGCCACGCACTCGTTAGCCACGGCCCGGAACTTCTCGCGCTCGGCGTTCTTCTCGGCCTGGAGCCGCTTCGCGAGGCGGACAGCGCCCTCAAGGTCCTTGAGTCGGCCGTTTTTTGTCTCGTCGTAGCCGTCCTCGCGCTCCTTGATGTAGGTCAGTTGGCGGCGGAGCCTGTCCAGTTCCCAGGACCGGAACCGCGGCCAAAGGCCGCCGCCAATGCCCAAGAGGCGCTTGTGCTCTTTGAGCAGGGCCTCGATGCGGTCCATTTCCGCTTGGTCCATTCGATTGCAGCGTCTTTTTGCCATGGGAATCTCCGTTGTTTTGGTGGGTTAGTGTACCCCTCTCACTTTCAGTGAGGGGTACACGTAAAGGGGGCTACCACTCTTCGTTTTCCCCCATGTGCTTGACGGGGCAGAAGAGGCCTCGTAGGCCTCGACGGGTTCCGGTCCACACATAGGTGGGCCACAGGACGCCGTTGTGACGGTTGGTTGCCAGAAATCCCTTTGGGATAAGGTTCTCAGAGCCCCACCCGTATGCTCCATCGGTTACACAGTAACCCTCGTGAGTCGTGATGACTTCCACCCCTTCGGGGGTGTGGGTGATGACGTATCGGAACAGGCTTGAGCCGTCATGGTCGTTCCGCCAGTCGTCAGTGAACCGGATGGTCTCCCCTTCGGGGACAGTGATTTTCACAGGGGAGCCGTTGACGGTTTTCCAGAAGCGGTAGTTCATTGGGATTCTCCGTTGGTTTGGGTTGGTAAGTGTACCCCCTTCACTCTGTTCAGGGGGTACACGTAAGGGGTCTCAGAATCCGAATTCGGCCCTTGCCTGCTCCAACATGTACCCAACCTCGGCTTCATGGGTATCGATGGCATCTTCGATGTTTTCAGGGTCCATTACATATCCACAGAGGTAGGCGTATTCTCCGGTGGTCCACAGTTCGCCGTTGGCGAACAGTTGGTAGGTTTTGGTTCCGCGCTTCGTGGTCTTCACTGGCTTCGTTGACGGCTTCGTGTCACTCATTGGGATTCTCCGTTGGTTTTTGGGGTTTAGTGTACCCCCCTCACTTTGTTCGGGGGGTACACGTAAAGGGCTCATCGGAAGTAGCAGGAACATCGCTCGATGTGGCCCTTGCTATGCAAGAGCTTCTCGGTCTCATCGTAGTCCTCGTCCGTAAGCTCTGCCGGGTGCGGGGTGCCGCAGTTCTCGCACTCTGTCATCCCACGCTCTTGGAAGATGGCGATGAGGGGAGCCAGGTACCCTGGGTTGTCGTAGTCCTCGGGAATCATCTTGGCCTTCTCGGCCAAGTTGGCGAGGTCTTCGGGGGTCATGTGGTCGTTCAGCGAAAGCTGATAGGCACAGTTGAGCAGTCGCTGGTCCATGGTGGGCCACATCATCGCTTTGGTTCGTGCATCGTACATTGGGACTTCTCCGTTGGGGTTGTTTTTGGTTGGGTTAAGTGTACCCCTCTCACTATCGTTCGAGGGGTACACGTAAAGGGGCTAGGGGAGGCAGAGGTAGAGGGCGAGCCAGGCATCTTCGATGCCGTATTCGTCCCACATGTGGTCGACGTCACCGGGACTGACGACCCCTATTGCGACGTCGTGAGCGTTGACCCACTGGACGACCACGGAGAGCGTGCTCTCCGAGGTCAGGGCCGGGTAGGTTCGGGCGAAGAGGCACCCGGAGTCGCGGCCGATGCGGTTGGCGGCGGCGGCCAGGGCTCGGCGGTCGGAGGGGTCGAGTTCGGTCAGCATGGGATTTCTCCGTCGGTTTGGGGGGGGTTAACACTCTCCCCCCACTAAAGTGGGGAGAGTGTGTAAGGGTCGGCCTAGCTGAGGTCGGCCAGCAGCCAGTCGGCGACATCGCCAGCCGTAGGCTGGCCTTCGGCCGGAGCTTCGCTCCAGTCGTAGTCGTCCCAACTGACCCAAGGGTCAGTTACGGGGCAGAAGCGCCGGATGTCAGCCAGGGTTTCCCCAGCCTTCGGCTGGTCTGCCGACTCCCCGTGAACTCCCGAAGGGAGTTCGACCTCCTGCTTCTGGCTCATTCGCCAGGCTTCGCCTTCCAGGCCTCGCTTCGCAGCTTCAGCCATAGCCTCGAACATGTCGCTGGTAATCTCGGATGCTTTCAGCATGGGATTTCTCCGTTGTGTTGCTCCCCTTCGGGGAGGTTGAGCTTTGTGCTCTGGTCCAGTTCCAAGCATAGCTTAGCTATGGACCAGAACACCCCCCCCTAAAGGGGGGGCCTGGCTATGTGCGGGGGCCTAGAGGCGGCTGTGGGCCCAAGCGGCCAGGTCTGCACGGTCGAGCTTACGGGAGTCGGCGATGACGTCCACGGCGAGGCTCGTGGCGATGTCCTCGGCGAAGCCGTGCTCGTCCACGATGAAGTCACGCTCGTCTCGGATGGCGTCGATGAGGGCGTTAATCTGGTCTGCAATGCTCATGGGATTCTCCGTTGGGCCGTTGGGCCGGTTGTTGTGGGGGGTTGCCCCGTTTGGTGAGTCAACACTAGCAGGCTGATTTGTGGTGTCAATGGCGAAGTTGCCAAGGCGCGCGCAGACCGCGCACGAAGAACGCAGGCTACACGCGTCACTGAGCTAAAGCTCAGGGCGGGCCGGGGCGCACGATTCTTGGCGCACAGTCGGTGTGTGGCGGGGCCAGGGTCGGGGTCGAGAGAAAGGCGAGTAATTTCGTGGAGGTGCTTGGGAGGGCCCCTCCTTTATCAGCGCCTACATCGCGCCCACGGGCCGGGATCGGAGATCCCCAACGCGTACATGCGAGATGGCCCTGAGCCCCACAGAATAGGGCCTAGAATCGATTTGTGGGGCAAATTGGTACTAGGGCCAAGGGGTGAGGCCGAAAGTGCCGCCCTCGGGATTTTCGGAGAAAATCCCGAGTGTGTGCATGACCCGCGCAGGAAAGGCGCGCACCGGGCCGCGCATCTCTCCGCGCATTGCTATCTTCGTGCCAAGTGCAAAGTTGGCATGGGTGTTGCTTCGTGTGGGCGAGCGCGTAAGGCGGGCGAGCGGGGGTGCGGGTGCCTGCCCGGGCACCCGGGTGCGTGCGATGCATGATGCGTGCCAGGGCGGGTGCCTATGTGCGTTTCGTGGCTGCGTTCCGTGCGTTTTTGACCAAATTACCGCGCCGATATTTTCAACAACCCCTTTGCCCTTTTGTCCCACTTATGATAAGTAAGCCGTATGGCTAAGAAACGAAAGCGAGACGAGGAAGGGTTTTTCAACCGTGTTCGGGAGATCAGAGAAGAGCGTGGGATATCCCAACATGAGCTAGCTAGGCTCGCGGGTGTATCACAGCCTTTCCTGTCACTCCTGGAAAACGGGAAGACTGGTGGTTCTATCGATACCTGGAAGATGCTCGCTGTATCTCTAGGTACGACTATAGATGACCTGTTGTAGGTATATGCTCTCCTCCCTTGGGGGGAGGAGAGATATATAAATATATATATATATCTACGCGGGCGCGCGCGAGGTGAGTGGTTTTGGAAGGTCCGTATTTGATGTTGGGGATAGACCCTGGGTATTCGGGATGTGTCGTTAGTCTTCACCGTGAGACTGGTGAGGTTGATGGGTTGATCAACCTGTCTGAGACCCCACACGACATTGCTGAGTTCGTCAGGGCTAGGTCGTTGTCCATCGACAAGGCGTATCTGGAGAAGGTGGGGGCTATGCCCAGACAGGGTGTGTCGAGCACGTTTAAGTTTGGCACCTCGTATGGCTTTTGTTTGGGGCTGCTTACTAGCCTGCTTGTTCCGTTTGAGGAAGTTACCCCTGCCAAGTGGCAACAAGCGATGAAGTGCAGAAGCGGTGGCGACAAGAAGATTACGAAGGCTGCTGCTCAGAGGCTTTTCCCCAGGATGAAGGTGACTCACAAAAACGCTGACGCGCTGCTTATCGCTGAGTACGGAAGGCGGGTTGGGTGATCTTCAAAGTGTTGCTTGTCTGCGCTCACGCCTTCTCCTGGTCAGACCTGCCAGTTGAGAGATACGGCGTCTGTGTAGGCGTGGGCACAGCCGCCATCCAAGGCGGCGTGGATATAGAGCTTGCCGTAGCCCTGGCGTACACAGAGTCGAGGTTTAACCCTGCCGCCAGAAGCCCACGAGACGCTGTGGGGCCGCTTCAAATACGCCCTGTGTTCCACTGCCCTGGGAAGACAGAGAAGGGCTGTGACTTGATAAAGGCAGGCATAGAGGCCATTATCCGGTACCAAGACAAGTACGGGCCTCGGCTAAAAGAAGTGCTTTGTCATTGGAACTCCGGGAACCGTTGTTATCGTCGGAGTCGGTTGTTTGCCAACATCGTACTAAAACGTAAACGGGCGCTTGTGCGCGCCCAGGAGAAGTAAAATGGCTGAGAAGAAAGCTGCTGCAAAGAAGGCCCCCGCCAAAAAGGCTGCCCCTAAGAAAGAGGCTCCTGCGAAGGTTGGCCGTCCCAAGGAGTTCGGCAAGGTCACTGACCGAGACCTCCTCCCCCAAGAGCAGTCCGTGCTTCTTGCCGCAGTCAAGCGCTCTGGAAAGACCGTCGATGAGGCTGTCGTTGCGCTTGTTCGCCAGGGCCTCTCTTCTCGGATGGGCACTGTTGCGCTTAGCCGTGTTATTGCGCGCTGGAGCAAGTAATGGCTGTCGACCTGATGTGGAAAGCCGTCGAAGATGACGACGGCGAGGTCACTCTTAACGTCGGTCTGGACGTGGACCCCGTTGTGGTGCTGGTAGAGGGCACGCTTGCGGCCACGCTGTCCGAGGTTAATGGCATCATTGAGGACTTTAAGGACTTCCTTACGAAGGAAAGAGCGAAAGACCCCACTCGCCTGTTCAAAGAGACTGACGCCACCTACCACGCCGTAAGGTATTCCGTGGAAAACGGCTACACCTTGTGCAAAACGGCGGAAAAAGGCGCGATCAGGCCTAAGCAAAATGACTGCCTCATCTTGATGAAGGAGTTCATTAACCGCTTGGCGCTGAACAAGTCAGGAGATGACAGCTTCGACAACCGAGCGTTCATTACTGACTGCATCGACTGGATGTCAGCCACGCATTTCTGTCTTCTTGAGCAGGTAAAGAGGTCCGATCGACGCGTCGTAAAGCGCGCCTTTAAGGCCAACAGGCCCATTCCGTTTATTGAGTCGTCAGTGGAGGCGTAAATGGCTGTCAGGTTTCCAAACAAGTTCTCAGGCGCTCTTGCAGACAAGATTTGTGAGGGAACCAAGGCCGGTTACACGCGAAAAGCGGTCTGTGACACCGTGGATATCTCTGTCGACACGTTGCGGTCTTGGCTGAGAAAGGGCGCAGAAGACTCTGCGCCTGATCTCCTAAAGAAGTTCCGCCGAGATTTCGACAAAGCAGAAAAAGAGGCCACCATCTACCTGATGGACACCATCAAGTTTCACTCGAAAAAGGACTGGAAGGCCGCTGCTTGGCTGCTTGAGCGCACCCGCAACGGCTTTAAGCTTCGCAGCCGCATGTCCCAAGAGACCCAGCGGCGCATTGACGAGCTAGCTGTCCAAAAAGCAGAGCTTGAGCTTGAGTACATCCAGGCCAAGACCAAGGCCCTAAAGGGCGGGAGCATCACTCCCGAGCAAATCCTGGAGTTGCTAAACGACTCCCCAAAGCAGGAAGAGAAACCTGTCCACTGACGCCAAGATAAAGGCGGAGATTCAGAAGTGCGCGAACGACTTCCACTATTTTTGCCGCTACCTGAAGATCGTCGACAAGAGAGGCCGCCTAACGCCGTTTGGGATGAACGACGCACAGGAGAGGTTTGTCGGTCTTGTGGAAGACGACCCGTGGATTTACATCCTGAAGGCTCGTCAGCTTGGCATGACGACGGTAGTGGCAGCACGCTTCTTCTGGCGGGCCCTTCTGACGCCGAACTTCAAGGTGTGTGTGCTTGCTCACAAGTACGAGTCCGCACAAGCGATATTTGAGGTCTACAGGCGGTACTACACCTACCTGCCTGACTTCCTGAAGTTCCCAACAGAGAAGGCAAACGTCCGAGAAATGGCGTTTTTCCATGGCGGCATGGTCAGGGTGGCTACCGCCAACTCCGATTCTGCCCGTGGCACCACCTATCAGGCCCTTCACTGTTCGGAGTTTGCCTTTTGGGGCGATGTTGACCGCACTGTAGCGTCTGCTTTCCAGACTGCGGGCCCAGATGCCGAGATTGTGCTGGAAACGACCGCTAACGGCCTAAATGACGCCCACAAGATGTGGCATGAGGGCAACGGGTTCTCAAAGGTGTTCTTCCCGTGGATGGAAGACAGGAATTATGTCTCCTCAAAGCGCCCTCAGAAGCCTGATGAGCGCATCAAAGAGATGGTCAAGGAGTTTGAACTGGATGACTACCAGTCAAACTGGGCCCACGAGACGCTTCGCACCAAATGCGTAAACAACTGGAACACGTTTATGCAGGAGTACCCTGCATCTGCGGAACAGGCGTTTATCACAAGCGGCGAGAAGTTTTTTGACATGCTTTTCCCGCACGCTCAGGCCCACAGTGGCTACAAATGCTACCGGGAGCCGAGCAAGCACCGTGTTTATTCGATGGGGGTAGATACCGCTTCAGGATCACCCTCTGGCGACTTCAGCGCCTTTGCTGTAATGGACGTGACAGACAAGAAAAACGTCGAGGTCGTTTCGACCTATTACCAGCGAACCCCGCCTCACGCTTTTGCGGAGCGGGTTTTGAAAGAGGCGAACAAATATGGGTGCCTGGTGGTTGTGGAGTCCAACTCCTATGGCCTATCTATTCTTGAATACTTGGTCAAAAAGCAGTTCGCCTACATCTTCAAGCGTACGCAGTACGATAAGATGGCCGAGCGGTGGGTCGAAAAGATAGGCTTCAACACCAATTCTTCGACGCGCCCCGTGATGCTGAGCCGTCTTCACGAGTTCGTTGCTAAACAGATGCTGCCCATCAACGATGAGCGCATGAAGACGGAGATGAACACCTTCGTCTATAACGACAAGGGAAAGCCAGAGGCGATGGCTAAGAAGCACGATGATATGGTGTTTGCCCACGCTTTGGCCCTGATGGGTCTTGACCAGATCGAACCTATCGCTCAAGATCGCCAAAGAGCCCCAGAGTTCACAAATGTGCGCGATATATTGCGATACGAAATGGAAAGTGGCAGGCTCTACGACGGAGGGACTCGTGACTACGAAGAAAGTAGGTGGGGCACCCCTCTGGAACAATCCTCGCCGTTAGATACGGCGTTGAACGACTCGCCTTCCAGGCGTTAAATGGGGGACCAAATGGCTTTTTTGACCGATGAGGCGCGCGAGCAGATAGGGGCTTTTCTCGACGGAGAAATGTCTGATGTTGATGTGCAGCAGGAGTCTGAGCCCGAGGTCGAAGCATCGTCTGAACCCGCAGAAGACGTTAATCAGGAAGCGGGGGTTGAGGCTCAATCTGAAGAGCCAGAAGAAGCACAGGCTGAGCCTTCTCAGGAGGCGTCTTCCGAACCTGACGGCACGGAAGACACTGAAGAGGAGGCATCGGGCCACCGGGTACCGTATAGCCGGTTCAAGCAAATGGTCGAGGCTCGGAACGCTCTCCGGGTAGAGGCCAGCGAAATGAAGGCGAGACTCGAAGCTCTTGAGGAGCAAGCGAAGATCGCCCAACAAGTTCGGTCTGTGCTTCCACAACAGCAGCCTGTCCAGCAGGCGCAGCAACAGGAAGACCCAGGGCTCTTCGGAGAACTCCTGGCCGACCTTGAGGGGCAACAGCAGCCAGAGCAGGCTGCGGACCCTCGCGTTGATGCGCTTATGGAGAGGGTGCAGCAACAAGAAGTAGCAATCGCTCGCAGAGAGTTGGAGGTCGAAGTCGCGTCAGCGATGGAGGCTTACCCTGGCGTTCCGCGAGAGGTGCTGCTTCAAGCCGTCGTTGCCGACCCCGATGCTGCCGTGATCAAGGTGGCGGAGTCCTACAGTACCCATTTGGCCCAAATCGAAGAAGCAGCCATCGCTCGCTATCTTGAGGAAAACCCGGCACCTGCTGTCGAGACCCAAGAGGTGGCAGAGAAACCAAAAGCCGCGCCGCGACCCACAAGGTCTGGCGCTGCTGACTCAGATGTTGCTACCGGAGAGTTTAAGCCAAAAAGTATTAAGGAAGGCTCCGACGCCCTGCGGAAAGCATGGGGGTCTCTCAACCCCTTTTCTTGATTCATAGGAGCGCAAAGTGAGCGCAACACGCACTACACTGGACAGCCTGCTCAAGGACTTCTACCTTGGGCCGGTCCAGGAACAGCTAAACAATGAGATGCTCGTACTTCAGATGTACGAGAAGATGTCCGTCGACTGGAGTGGTCGTCAGACCATTATTCCAATTCACACCGGGCGAACCACTTCTGTGGGCTTTGCGGCCGAGTCTACCGGCGCTGGCGCTGGTGGCGTTCTGCCAACTGCCGTCAACCAGACCTACAATAACCTTACGGTTACTGCGGTCTACCTTTACGGCACGTTCCGCATTTCTGGCCCGGCAGTTGCCTCGGCCAAGAACGGCGGAAAGGGCGCGTTCATCGGCTGGATGGAAGCCGAGATGGACAAGCTCGTCACTGACGTGAAGAACCAGGCCGATTACCAGATGGTAAACGGTGGAGACATCCTGGGCTTCATCACCAGTTCCGTAAACAACGCCACGCAGTTGTTTACTGGTGATTACGGCTCTATCGCGCCTGCTGATACGGTTGATATTCACATTGGCTGGGGCCCTGGCTTTGATTCGGCCGGAAACCCCGTCAACACCACCTATCTTGCTCGCTCAATTCTCGGTGCGACGATTGCCGGCGGTGGTGTCAATGAGACGGCAGGAACGCTTACCTTTACGGGTGCTCAGGACACGACTGTTGCGGAGCTTAACATGGCGGCCTCTGGGCAGCCCGCTGTTGTTCGCGCTAGGTCGGGCCTGGCTGCCGCGCAGGCTGAGCCGGTTGGCATTATGACCAACCTGTTCGGAGGAAGCACGGCAACCACGGCAGATGGCGTTATGGAGCACTTCGGTGTTGTCCGAAGTGGCGCTGCTCGTGCTGTGGCGCTTGATTCGGTCGCGATGTGCGCCCAGGAGACGCCAACGGCTGCTGGTCTTGCGGACCTTACGGTCGAGCGTCTCCAGCGAGTTCTCGATGAGATCTCCGTTCTCAGTGGTGAGGAGCCCAACGTCCTCATTTGCCATCCGTCGATTCGGTCGAACTACGTTTCGCTCCTTACGGGAACCGGGCTTTACGCCACGAGCCGTGGAAGCGCGACGAAGGGAGACGGCGGCTTCCTGGACCTGTCGTTCGGAAACATCCCCATTAAGTTTTCGCGACACTGCCCGCGCGGCATGGTGATCTTCATGAACACCAAGACCTGGAAGCTCCTCCAGCTTCAGAGCGGAGGCTTTGCTGACCTCGACGGAACCACGGTTCTGCGAGCCAGCGGCGCCGACGCCTGGGAAGGCTTCTACCGCTGGTACTACAATACGGTCTGCGTGCGGCCTAACGCCAATGGCGTCCTGGTCGGTGTTAACGTCTGGACCTAATTAGCCTCCAAATAGCTCCATAGGAGGCTAGTCCATGCAAGAGGTCCTCATTATCACGTCGTTGGTGGTGGGGACCTCTTTGCTTGGGCTGTTAAACGTCCTGGTGCTTTTGCACATTAGGAAGGAGCGAGACGAGTGGCGCTCTTTGCAGGAGCGCCGAGAGGAGTACGAGGCAGAAGCCCCTATCCTGGAGGCCATCTATGGAGATCGGTAAAGACATCAGGGGCGCCGCAACGTCAGGGCGGGGCTACGCCGCCAAAATGGCCCTAGACGATGAAGAGCGGAAGCGCCAGTTGATGGCGACTCCGCCTATCCAGTTTAGGCAGCCTGCTCCACAAAAACGCCAACTGACTCCCGAGCCCGACCCTCGCCAAGAAGAGCAGGAAAAGATTAATCAGGCTGTTGCCGCCGACCAGACAAGAACAGACGTTGAAAACGCTTTACGGCTTGCCGCAACGGGCGCTTCTTTTATTCCAGGCGTGGGCCCCGTGGCATCTCTTGCCACAGAGGCGTTTATCCAGGGAGGCCGAGCCGCCATGCCCGGCGCTGTTCAAGAGCTTAAAGAAGAGCAGGGAGGCCCAAGCGACACGGGTAGCAGGGTCTTGTCAGGGGCCACGTCTGCTACCAAGGCGCTTAGCGCCTATGATGCCCAGCAGACCAAGTTTGATGAAGAGGCCATTGGAGCCCAGTTGGACGCGGCCATCGCGAAGAGAACTCCAAGGGGCATGGCTGAGGCAGAGTTTTTGAGCACAGACGTGGGCCGCAGGGCATATCTGGGAAAAAGCTACGGCAGAGATCCTTCTTATATGAGCGTTTTTGAAGAATGGCTGGACAGGAATAGGTAATGGCTGAGTTCCCAACTGACATGCGGGCCAAGCTGTCCGCCTCACGCACCGCCAAAACCCAAGAGCAGCGCCTTTGGGATTTGGGCCTGCGGTTCCTTGAGGGGCGTCAGTGGCTGCGGTTCGATAAAAACCTAGACCAGTACGTGGCCTCTCGTTCGCGAGAAGGCCAAGCAAAGGTAACGGTCAACCTTCTCCTGAACATCTATCGAAATGTTCTTAGCCGGTTGGAGCTAAGCTACCCGTCTGTGGTCGTTCTTCCGGCCAGCCCTTCAAGCGAAGACGTTGTTAAGGCGCAGTCTTCTGAGGCTGCGCTTAAGTACTACTGGTCGTCCAACCGGATGGAAAACGTCCTGGGAGAGGCTGTTCGGTGGCTTTTGACCACTGGAACGTGCGCCCTTCACTCGTATTACGACCCTGACGACCAGACCGTAAAGACCGACACGTTTGGCGCTTACGACATCTTTTTCGAGCGTGGCGTCAACAGTCCTGATGATAGCCAGTGGATTGCTGTTCGGACGTTCCACCCAAGGAAGTCCTTGGAAGAGGCGTATCCCGACAAGAAAGAGATGATCGAGAAGGCTGGGATTGTAAACGAGAACGACTATAGCTCGTTTTACAATTCAGACTTTACGGGCCCTCCCGTCGACCGCGTTGAGGTCTTTGAGATTTACTGGCGAGACGGCAAGCACGCCATCATGGTGGGCGACGGGTATCTGTACAAAGAGGACAAGGTGCCTGTGGGCATCCTTCCTGTTCAGATTATCCGATACACCGAGGTGCCCCGCCGCCTGTGGGGCGTCAGCCTTATCGCCCCGCTTTTGGACTTGCAGCTTCTGTACAACAAGGCCAGGTCCCAGATTATCCACAATGTGGAGTTGATGGGTAATCCCAAGTGGGTCATTCCGAAGACCGCTGGCGTGTCAAACAACTCCATCACCAGCCGCCCTGGGGAGAAGATTTACTACAACCCCGCTGGCGGTCGGCCTGAGCAGATTAGCCCCTCTCCGCTGCCTTCGTACATTATCGACAATGTGCAGCGTTTGCAGTCAGAGATGGGCGATGTGGCCGGTCTTCACTCCGTGTCGCTTGGCAAGCGAGCGGTCGGCGTTACGTCTGGCAAGGCCATTGAGGCCTTGGCCAGCCAGGATACCAGCCAGCTTCAGGGGTCCATGGCCGCGATTGAGCGCGGCGTGTCAAAGATGGCCTCTGTGGTACTTCAGTTGATGAAGGCCTACTATACCGAAGAGAAGATGATGAGGATGCTGGACAGCTACGGGCAGGTTACGTTCCGCGCCATCCAGGCTACTGACTTGGTGGAAGACCCTGAAATCTTCATTGAGGCTGGCTCGCTGTTCCGCAACGAGGCCCAGGACAGGGACACCAAGGTCCTGGAGCTTCTTCAGATGGGCCTTATCCCACCCGATATGGCGCTTCAGGAGCTTTCGTTCCGCACCGGCAATGCCTTTGTGTCGAAGAAGGTTGCTGCGATGGCCCATGCTCAGGAGATTTTGCAGCTTGTTAAGGAGGGGGTTGGAGATCCCCAAATCCTCCGAAACGACGATCTCCAGGCGTTTGAGCAGGTCTTCAGCGACTTTATGAAGACTGGCGAGTACTATGATCTCGACATGGCAATCCAAGACAAGATCATGCAAGTCCTCGTAGCCGTCGTAGCAGGACAGCAAAACCTTGATGACATGCAGTATGGCCAGCTTCTCGCTGGCCAGGTGGTCTACCCACGGCCCCCACAGCCGCCTCAAATGGGCCCAATGGGGGCTGGGGCCCAGATTCAAGGCCAAACGGCTCCTGGGGCACAGCAACCGGGGTCTATCGCAGGATCTGAACGGGCTGGGACTAACAGGGCTGAGGCGATGATTTCCCCGGCGCCAGGAGGTGTAGTGTGACAATCAAGGAGATTGCGGAGCTTCTTCGCGCATACACGGACGAGCCTGACGAAACGTTCATGTCGGACAATGACGTCAAGGCGTTCCTGGCTCAGGGCTACCGGGAGTTCCGAGACCTTGTTACCAAGATTGACCCCAACGCCTACGCCATTGCCGCCACATTTACACTGACGAACACGTTCTTCATCGACCTCGCTACAACCAACGTCACGTTTACCGACCTGACCGTCGGCAAGGTCCTGGGCAACTCGGCAACAGATGGGAAAAAGCTAGGGCAAATTATTGCCCTGGCAAGCACGTCGAGCACAAACCCATCGGGCCAATACATCTACATCCCGGTTTCATCCAGCCAGGCGCTTCAGACCACATCGTCAAGCTACATGCTGGCTGGCTCGAATCTAACCGTGTCCGGGAATGTCACATCCCTTTTCTCGATGGCTTATGTTCCGATGCCGATCTCCACGCTGTGGAGCAACCTCGCGTCTACCGACGAGCTTGATGACTTTGGAATGTTCCATGACGTGGTGGCCCTGTTGGCTTATAAGCAGTACGCCATCCGTGACGGGGCCATTAACGAGGTCCTTATGGCCCAGCTTCAGGCTCGCATTGCCGACCTTGAAGAGGGAATCACACATCGAAACCTTGATGCACCTCACTACGTGCAGCGCGTAATGGGCGGTATCGACACGTTCTACTAGGCCGAGCATGGCAACACGGGCACAAGAAGCTGAGATCTTACAGGGCGGGACCGACGCCGGGTCCACGACCCCCGGCGCTTTTGTGCTCAACATGCTTGATGACGAGGGCTCTTGGAAGGTCCGCCAGGGCTTTGGTCAGGTTGCCCAGTTCGACACAAGCATGAGCCAGAACATTGCTGGCGCTACCACTGATTGGGGGTACCAGAAGCACCTTGGCTCTCACTACATGAAGACGAACTTCGGGCACGAGCAGATCATCACACTGCTAGCCAGCAAGAACATCACGTCTTCAGGGGAGAGATACCAAGAGATTCATTACCTCTATTCGGTAAACATCTACGATGTGACTACCGGGGAGCGGTGGGAGGAGATGGTGTTTCGGCAGACGTGCGAAAACGCCAACCCGACTACAAACGACAACACCAGCAACGCCTTCTCCATCCCGAAGTGGCATGGGGTCTACGAGACCTCTTGGGACAAGTCCTATCAAGCATGGGCAAGCGCCCAGTCAGGCGCTAAAAAGGTCGGCTTCCACAAAGAGGCAGTGCTAATCGGAGGGCAGACCCCTCCTTTCTTTGTGGAATTTGGAGACATCCTGTACTTCGGGACCAAAGAAACAGGCCTCTTGGCTTACATCCCGTCCGTCTTCAAGGGGAACCGAAACAAGTCTGTAAACGACGTTTACAGGCACGAGTGGAACGACCCCTACTCTGAGTCGGCGGTTATCCGCCGAGTCCCAATGGTTCCAGGAATCGAGAAAGGAAATTTTGATTATTACAACCAAGGAAACTTTCCGACGCCGTCGTGCGCCACAAAGTTTGTCAACCGGCTCGTCTATGGCTCTGGGAAGTTCATCTTTTTCAGCGACCCCGGATTTGTATCCAGCACTGTCATCGAAAACACAGTCGAAATACCTTGTGACGGAGACATCACGGCGGTGTCTGAGGTCGGTGGCTCAGTCATTATTTTCACGCAGTCTGAGACCTGGGCTTACAGGCCTTCGACCACGTTTATCGCGACGGCAGGCGTCCTTGAAAGGATAAGCTCTAACGTCGGATGCCTGTCTCCGGCGGCAACTACAAAGTTCGAGGGTGGTCTGTATTGGGCCGACGTAAACGGCTGCTACACGATGTCGAACGCCCTGCAAGCGCAGGAGATTTCCACCCCAATTGCAGAGTTCTTCTCTAGCTCCCTGTCCAACCCTGTTACGTCGTACTACGCACGAAACGGCCTAACCACTCTGGACACACAGCAGCCAAGAACCTCATTGAGAATGGACACAGACGGAGTTTCGTTGTCCTACGCACCTTCGCTGGGCGTTTTGTTCGTAAACGTTCCCGGGCAGAACACCACCCTGTGCATGACGGGTAGCGGATGGTCTGTTTGGTCCTATACCAGCGTGGTGTACACAGGCGGCGGTGCCGCCGACATGGTTGGAATCAGGGGCGGAGGAGACACCGATAACCCTGAAGGGCCAATTAATCGCCCCTGGATTGTCACATCTCCTAACGATGTCTGGCTTGTCGGAAACCTCGACAAGCAGACCATGAATGACTCTGTTACGCCTGACCGTGCGGACAACCTGTCATCCTCCTACTGCATTATGCGGTATGGGATGGGAGGGGGCATCGACAGGAGTGTAGATAGCTGGGACGTTGACCCCCTAAACAAAAAGGGAAGGGAAGACAGCCGGGAGTTCTGCGGAAAGTACAACCGCTTTGGCGTAAGCAGCTATCCCGCTGGAGCAGCCCAAAGCTATCAGCCAGACGGAACTGTCTTGTTTGAGCGTCCGCTAGAGATGCCGCAGTCCACTGTTTTTGCGAGTGGCAACTACAGCGGGGCCACCGCTGACGAAGGCAGGGGGCCTGCCATATCATCAAGCGCGAACACAAGGCTTTCCCTTGTGCCTGTTTTTGGCGCGTTTTCTTGGACCGCAATTGATGTCACGAAGGCTGGCGGGGGGTGCTCTGGGACCTCGCAGTCGCACAACACGACTGGCGAAATTACCATGGTGATCATCACGTTTAAGTTTGATGAAACCAAGTGGCAGCCCGTGTTTACCCTGACGGGGCTGCAATCCGCAGCCAAGATAGACCTAATATTCCCATCTGAAAGAATAGCCTCCAGCAGCGTAATCTCCGCGAACTGCTATTCAGACGCGGCACACACAACGCCAAGTGTGACCGGAGAGTACATTAAGATCATCATGGATGGCTCTGGCGCAGTGGGAGACTATACCGAGTGGAACCTTTCAGACTGGAAGAGAGATCCCCTTTTCTTCCTTCCGTTTTACACCACGGATA